AGCTATAGACATCAGTGTATGAGTCGTGTGGGTAAAAAGACTTATTCGATGCCTGTCAACTTGGGCACGATAAATCAGCATTTTAAAAAGAATTGGTCGCCAACACAAGCACGACTGTTTTTTCAGGGTTATAGAGATGCGTATAACGATCCTCAAAACTTTGAAGAACAAGCAATGGCATTAATGGGCAATGACCTATATCGTATGCTGTTTCGTGAATATACAATTAAGCAGTGGGATAAGGATCCTCGAGACTTGCCTGCTAGTGTAGCACGCCGACTGCCTGTCAGATACAATTACAATACACGTTATTATAATGACATATATGAAGGCATTCCAGTTGATGGCTATACACCAATATTTGAAAAGATGTTGGATAGACCCAAGATTGAATTGAGACTCGGCACAGATTACTTTGCTATCAGAGATCAAATACCCAAAGACAAACTAGTTGTTTACACTGGCCCAATTGATAAATTTTTTGATTATCGTTATGGCATACTCAACTGGCGCACTTGTGACTTTGTATTCAAAAAGTTTGATGTTGAGGATTGGCAAGGTGTTACACAGATCAATTATCCCAGCTTAGATATTCCTTATACTAGAACCATTGAATTCAAACATTTCCATCCTGAAAAGAATTATACTAAAGAAGCTACTGTTGTTAGCTTTGAATACAGTAGATCAGCAGGAGAGAAGGATACTCCATACTACCCTGTAAATACTACTAAAGACAGAGAAATTTATGCTCTATATCAATTAGACGCTAAGAATTTAACAAATACAATCATTGGCGGCAGACTGGGCGAATATATGTATTATGACATGCATCAGGTGATTGGCGCTGCATTAACAACTTATGAAAAGAGGATTAAAAATGGCTTCTGTAACTTTTGAACAGAGTATAAACCATAGTGCTGACACACTGAACACCTTAAATCAGTTTAGTAATTTTATGAACTGTATCAAAACTGTTGCTGACATGGGATGTGGCGCAGGTGATGATGCTTATTGGTGGGCACAATTAGTAAATGAGAATGGTGATCCAAGAAATATTAATGTATTTGGGATTGATAAACAATTTGAACCCGCACGTACTAGGTTTCATGACAATATAACTTATATTCAAGCAGATTTTACGTCAAGTGGTCTTGCCAAGGACAGTGTGGATTTTCTTTGGGCACATAATAGTTTGCAATACAGTCTGAGTCCATTGCAAACATTATTGCATTGGTGGGATATAATGAAGCCAGAAGCAATGCTGTTAGTGAGCATTCCATATAACTTTGAAATAAGAACAACTCATGAACGATCTTCTGTTGACGTCTTTTATGGACATAATTCCTACTTCAACTTTGGTATGGGTAACTTAATCATGAGTTTAGCATTAACTGGATTCGATTGCAGGAACAGCCATTTTAAAATGGATAAGGAAAACAACTGGATACAGGCAGCAGTATATAAGTTACCAAAGCAGCCCAATCCAAATAGAAGTTGGTATGATTTGGTGGAAGAAAATCTATTGCCAGTGGATATACATGATGCAATCAATCAAAATGGTAATTTTAGGGACAGTGACATCAGTTGTGAGTGGATTGATAGAAGTCAGTACTTTTTGGGACTATAAAATCAGTTGACTTTTGTATTACGATGTCGTAAACTAGATAAATAATAGACGGTTGTTAACGTGAATCAATTAATCGCATTCACAATTAACATTGTCTATTTTTAACAACCCAGCTGAAACAGGGATAATCCTGTTATTCAGTGCAGAACAAAAGGAAAGAAAAATGAAGAAACTTTTTACAGCAATGTTTGCCCTCGTGGCAGGCGTATCAGTGGCGGTTGCTGCTGATCTTCCATCCAAGAGTGCAGCCGCTGCTCCAGCAGTTTCAACAAGTGCTTTTGGGTTAAGCGGATGGTACGCAGGTGGTTTTGTCGGTGGCAACTTCGACGATACCAACAAGTTCAAGTATGATACTACTCCTAAGGTATTTGGCGGACTCGTCGGATACGAGTGGGGCAAGTATGTCCGTACAGAAGCAACTTTCGATTATACTTCTAAGATTGTCCCCATTACTCCTCCTAAGGCTGGACAGACTGCATTTGGTAATGCAATTGCCCAGTATCCAGTTGGATTTGGCGTAACTCCTTACCTGTTGGCAGGTGTTGGTTACGGTTGGGGTTCATGGGATAAGGTTGTCGGTAAGAATGACGATCGTACTCTCTACAACATTGGTGCTGGTCTTCGTTACGACTTGACTAAGTCATTCGAAGTTGATGGTCGTTATCGTTATGTTAACGGTTTGACTGCCCAGAAGTTCGACAACAACCATGTTGTTACTCTTGGTGTAAACTACAAGTTCTAATTTGAACTGGGTGAAAAGGTGCTGCTTATCTGTAGCACCTTTTTTCACGACTTTTATTTGACAATGTGATAAATCATGTTATATTACTAAGTGAGGTAACAAACATGGATCATTTTGATAAGTTTCTAGTAGCACTTGAAGAGTTTGTTGATGCCCGTGACGATGCGTGGATGGAAGAAGAAAATCACAATTATAAGCAGTCCATTGAGATAATTGATTCAAGAGCAGAGCCTGCTAAGTTGCGTATGAGAGAAGCGTTTAATATGGCTGTTCGTGCTGCCATTGATGAGTATCCTGCTGTTAGGAAGACCTACTTTAAAATGGAGATCTAAATGAAATTTGTCACCGTAATGGATATGTGGCTGCTGATCTGTAATATCGGCTTGCTAGGGTGTCTAATTTATGTCGTGCGTCAAATGATAGCGTTGATGAAAGAGTTCCAAGCATGGAAACATGCTGAAGTTATTGATAAAGAAATGAAGTATGTTATACAGTTAATCAAGGATGAGAGAGACAATCTCACTGGCAGCATGACTTCCGCTGACATTGATATTAAAACTGAATTCTGTGACGATATCATTAGTCAAATTGAACGCCGCCGTACTAAGAATATTATTGCAGCAGCGCAGGTAAAGTAATGGATTTTGAATATGATGAAAGTAGTAAATTACTTTCTGAAACCAAAGATAACCTAACTAAACTACGAGAAAATGTGACAACAAACATTTGGGGAAGTGGCTTATATACTGACTTTGAGCAGGCATATGGCAAATACCTATATGTTCCTTTTGATATCCCTGTCATTGTACCTGATGACAGGGATAAGTTCCTGCATTTTTTCTTTGAAAATGCTGACTCATCTAAAAAATTGAAAACGGATCTGGTATCAACAGATCAAGATACTATTATGCCATATAAGCAGATAACATCTGTCTCAGAAGGGCAACATGCTGATGTATGGTCATCTAATAGGGTGCCAAAAATTTATACTGAATTTCCCAAGCTATTTGAGCAAATACATGATTATATGCCCTTTATTGATAGGAAAGATTTTAAATGGGCAATGTGGTCTAGCACCAAGCACGTTCCTGCTCATAGAGATTATGGCAGTCAAATTGATGCCCCAGTTGGTATTAGGATCATGCTGCATGATGATAATCCAATTCCAACACTTAGTTTAAAGCTTGATCCAATTTTTGGAACAGAAACAATTAATACAGTTATCAAATTACCAAAAACTACTAATTCGTTTTCATGGAATAATCTAAGACAAAAGCATAAGAGTATATTTGTGCCCAAGCATAAGAAGATTCTTATGATCCTTTCAGCAAAGGAAAGTTCCAGAATTTTAACTTCAAAGAAAAGATTAAATCAATATATTGACTTGCTGGATAGAAGTATAGTAAAGTATAAAGAATTGGTAGCAGTAGATACGGTTACTAATTTTACAGATTATCTAACTATTACAGAATCAGATCCAATCAATAATATTCTTGAAAAGGATATATAATATTAAGTTTCGGGGGTCTAAGCTAACGGGAAACTGGCGCCTTTGCATGGCGCACTTCGGGGTTCGATTCCCCGGGCCTCCACCATTCAATTAGAAACAGGCATCAATGAAAAAGATTAAAGTATTTTGGAATATCAACGAACTAGCAAATTGGAAAACTGTATTCGATCAACAGTTTGAATGCATGGTAAAAAGCGGTTTAATTGATGCCGCATCTGAAATAATCCTTATGGGCAATGGTAGACAGCGAGCATTTACTCCTATTTTGTCCGAACATCCACAGTATAAGAACATATCATTGGTAAGTGTTGCTGGCAATGCCTCACTGTTTGAATATCCCGGATTGATGTTTATGCAGAAACAGGCACAGGAAGCTGAAGAGCCATTCCATATTTGTTATATTCACCTTAAAGGTCTTACACGATGGGGCAACCCAAATGTTGAAGACTGGAAGCTTTGGCTCAACTGGTGTGTGATTGAACGCTGGCAGGACAATGTTGAAGCACTGCAAACACACGATACATCAGGACCAAATTGGGAATCAGAACCATGGCCACACCATAGTAGCAATTTTTGGTGGGCTAATAGCGAGTATGTTGCCAAATTAACTCCTCTTGTTCATCCTCATAAATTGGTATCAGTGGGCGCAACGCAGTTCAAGGGGCATGGGCATTGGCGTTTCGACCATGAGGCTTGGTTGGGCAGTAGTAGCCCAAATGCTCACGAGATTGCCCGTAGCTTTGAAGTGGGTGGAGATCATTATGAAAAGCCTTATCCACCTGAACTTTATCGTACTGATTGACTTTTGATGTAAAGTTTGTAGAGTAATCGTTCTAAACGCCTAGCTTCTATTTCCCATGGCATATCCCTATAGCTCATGTCAGCATCATATAGATGTCCCTCATAACGACAAACAGGGGCATCGTAATTTTTAAGCTTGCCTGTTGCATATTGCCAAACATGTACCATTTCGTGAGCAATAGTTTGGATGATGTCCTTGCCCTCAAGTTTTCTATCTATTAGGATCGTAAATTCTCTGGGTCTGGTATTGACATCAAGGGGATCACATATGCCCCATGCATCTCTCAAATCTTTAAATCTCAAATTGATTGTTAGGTTGCTTGCTAGGCGCTTGTTACGTTTGAACAGGTACTCTGCAAAGAATTTGATAGCTTCAAGTGAGTGTTTGCGTCTTTGATAACTGGTTTTATACATTTTTGATCTCCAGCTGTTCAAATATTTAGTGGTTGACAAATCAGTGGGATATGCTACCATTTGAATATAGGAGAGCTAAATGGTTGAGCTATTGACAGAAGAACGTGTAATGGAACTTGTTACAATCTCAACGGAATATGCTAAATCACGCAATTTGGATGTGGATTGCTATTTGGCTTCCATGCTTAACCCCGACAATATGGGCAATCATGACGCTGGGCAAATCATTGAATTGCTTATTAAATATCACAGGGATTGGCTCAATCGTAACTGAATTTGTTACAAAAATACCGGTTGACGCATACCCAGAACATGCTATTATGTATTATAGCGAATGAGGAGAGCGCACATGGCTTACGTCGTTTACAATGTTGGAACAACCCAAACTGTTAATGAGAAGCGTTGGGGTCGTGAGACCTATAAGACCGAAGCTGCTGCTAAAGCCGCTCGCACTCGCATGATCAAGCGTATCAAGTATGATCCCGCTCAGCTTGCTATTGCTGAAGTTGCTTTTTATACGCAGAACATTGCTGCTACTGTTACACGCACCAACTTGATGACGGGCAAGACCTACCAGGAAAGCGTTAATACGCCCATGTGTTGCTCGCCCTCCAGCGAAACTTACTGGAGCATGTAATGGATTTTTGGGAAGAAGCTTTCAAGAGTTATGCTATCTTCTCATTCTCACTTGCGTTGATTGTAATACAACCTGTTACAACACAAGAGTTGGCGTCTGTAAAAATGGTTGACAAGAGACCATTTGGGTGTATACTAGAAACAGTAGAGCTAATAGGAGCAAGCGAATGGGTGAAGTCATTCAAGTTAACTTCCGTAAGGGTCAGTTGAGTGAGCGTGAAGAGTTCCTAAACTTGCTTGCAGTTGAGCTGGATGAGCTGGATTTCCAGGACTTTGTTGAAGCTGTCAACGACCCTGAAGGTGCTGTCTATCGTGAACTGGACAAAGATATGCAGGCTTTTGTCATTGAGTTTTTCAACAAAACCGCTTGACAATCCAACAACCTATGCTAATATAATGATATGCTGCTAAACAAGAGGTGTCCTATGCAGGTGCTTATTAAACAAGGTTCCTACCGTAATGCTCCCATTGAGAACATGGTGTTCCCGCTCGTTAAGGGTTTGACCGAGGGTAACAAGGGCTCGTTCCTTACAGTTGATGCCAAGGATGTAATGCCCGGCAGGGACCGTATCCGTGTTGTAGTTAATAGCCCTGCGGACTACGAAATTATTGGAGAGGAAGATACGATGAGCGTTGCTGCTCCCACTGTTGAATCCGTAGAAACTGATGAAGAGATTATGGCTCGTATCGGCGAGCGTTTTGAGATTATGGATGCCATGACACAGGCAGTAGTTGAGGGTGTTGTGCGCTCAATGATTGTTGTGGGTCCTCCCGGCGTAGGCAAGAGCTATGGTGTCGTTCGCAAGCTTGAGGAAGCTAACCTCTTTAACATGATTGGCGGTGACATCCGTTACGAAGTTGTTAAGGGCTCCACTACTGCTTTGGGTTTGTATGCAAAGCTTTATGAGTTTAGTCGTGAGGGTGACGTGCTCGTGTTCGATGATTGCGACAGCATTCTTATGGATGAGGTGTCACTTAATATTCTTAAGGCTGCTTTGGACACCAACAAGAAGCGGACCCTGCACTGGAACAGTGACAGCAGGCTGCTTCGTAACGAAGGCATTCCCAACAAGTTTGACTTCAAGGGTGCTTGCATCTTTATTACCAACATCAAGTTTGATAATGTTCGTAGCAAGAAATTGCGGGATCATTTGGAAGCTCTTGAGTCCCGCTCTCACTATATTGATCTTACAATGGACTCTATGCGTGACAAGTACCTGCGTATTAAACAGATTGCTGTTACGGGCGAACTCTTTAAGGAGTTCCGCTTTGAGAATAACGAGGAACAGGAAATCCTGGACTATATGGTTGAGCATAAGACACGCTGGCGCGAAATGTCAATGCGTTGCGCTGTTAAGCTCGCTGCACTGCGTAAGACTATGCCAATGAACTGGCAGCGCACCGCGCAAGTTACCCTAATGAAGAACGCTTTTTAAGGAGGACTACAAATGGTACGTCGGTATAACACTGAACTTCGTGTGTGGGAAGTAGGCTACTGGGTCAACGATACTCGTTTTAAAGTTGTTGATCTTGTGCAGGACTATGATGAGCTTGAGATCTACCGGGAGGCAGCATGAAAGAGTTTGAACTCTGTGACCGTGTAGGTAAATGGTATCGTCCATGCGATTGGACTACCTGCTATGACTACAAGGGCCCAAGCAAGTCTCTTAAGCGACACATTGATGGGGCTTGGGAGATACCTTTTCCTTTCGCAGAACTACTCGTTGAAACCGAAACTTACGTTGGCGCACTCTGCCAAACATGCGGTAAGTTTATCAAAAAGGATGAAACAGATGAACAGTGAAGATGACTTCCGTAAGTGGCAAAAAGGATTTAAGATACAATATCAATTCGATGTACAGCCCTGGCAGGACGATGCTTTCATTCGCTTGCTAAAGGACATGGAAAAAAGTAAGACTAAAGAAGTCATTGACAACGAAATGATGGCAATGGACCTGTTGGAAACTATAGTTGATGACAGTGCCAATAAGGATGCTATAACAATGCTTGATGCCATCGGAATCAGGTGTTAAATATTATGGAGATTTTTATGGACTACTGGGTGTTTGGTGTACTATTCCTACTGTTTATTGCTAATACTATTTTCCAATTTAGGTTGGGTTTTTCTCAGGGATCAAAAGGCGGTTACGCTGTGGGAATGTATCATGCTGTGAGTTGGCTTATGAAAAATCACGCATTGGAATGTGAGAATAGTAAAACCGGTGAACCTGCATCCGCCGGAGATGTAGTTGCTGTTATTATTCGAAGTAATACATATGACACATTTAGGTTAACAGATAAAAGTGAACTGGCTAAGATTGCAGAAGCAACTAGTGCAGTTGAAGACAATTAATTACCAATAATTTTATCAGTAATATAACAGGCAACATGTAATGTGTTGCCTGTTTTTATTTGATTTAAACGTCATAAGGATGTATATTAATAAAATGGCAAGTTGCAAGATAGTAATTCATGATGAAGTGAACTGTAAAGTTGAAGGGCTAGACGTTGATATGCGCCGCCGCCTTGTTGCAAAGTTCAAATACGAAGTACCTTATGCTAGATACTTGCCTGCTGTTAGGCTGGGACGTTGGGACGGTAAGGTTGCTTACTTTCAATTGAGTGGTACAACCTATGTTAACTTGCTGCCGGACATTATTGAATGGCTGACTGAACGCAATGTGAATATTGAGTTGGATGACCAACGGGAACCCGCACCTCAATTTGATTTTATTGAAGTTGATGAGGCAACTTTTGGTAATGTTAACTGGCCAAAAGGACATCCTGCTGCTGGGCAACCTATTATGCTGCGTGACTATCAAGTTGAAATTATCAATAATTTCCTTGACAACCCACAGTGCCTACAAGAGGTGGCAACGGGTGCAGGCAAGACAATTATGACTGCTGCCCTAAGTTATCAATGCCAAGCATACGGGCGCACATTGGTTATTGTCCCCAACAAGAGTCTAGTAACACAAACAGAAGAAGACTACATCAACCTGGGACTTGATGTTGGTGTTTACTTTGGTGACCGCAAAGACTTTGGCAAGACTCATACCATCTGCACATGGCAAAGCTTAAACAACATTGTCAAGAATCAAAAGGAAACAGACTTTACCATTGCTGAATTTATTGAAGGTGTGGTTGCTGTTATCGTAGACGAAGTACATATGGCCAAAGCTGAGGTATTAAAAGCTTTGCTAACAGAGCATATGGGAAATGTTCCAATACGTTGGGGGCTAACAGGGACTATTCCCAAGGAACAATTTGAGTTTATTAGTCTTAAGATTGCCATTGGTGATGTCATTAACAGACTCAGTGCAAGTGAACTACAGGACAAAGGAGTGCTTGCACGGTGTCATGTGAATATTGTGCAAACTGAGGAACACAGTGAGTTTACAGACTATCAAAAGGAACTCAAATACCTTACCACAAGTCCTGAACGCCTGGATTACATTGCCAAGTTGGCCAGTGAAATTATTAAGACTGGAAATACACTTATATTAATTGATCGCATTGCAGCGGGTGAGGAACTTGCTGCAAGAATACCCAATAGCATATTTGTATCAGGAGACATGAAGACAGATGCTCGCAAAGGACACTATGATGAAATTGCCGAAACAATGGACAAGACTATTATTGCAACTTACGGCGTGGCTGCTGTGGGGATCAATATTCCTCGTATCTTCAATCTTGTACTCATTGAGCCTGGTAAGTCTTTTGTTCGCGTCATTCAGTCTATCGGCCGTGGTATTCGTAAGGCACAGGATAAGGACTCTGTTCAGATTTGGGACATAACTGGCAACTGCAAATTTGCCAAAAGACATCTCAACAAGCGTAAACAATTTTACAAAGAGGCAAATTATCCGTATACTACGGAAAAGGTATCATACAAGAAATGAAACTTGCAGTATGTGGATGTAGCTTCAGTGCCACAGTAGAAGGTGAATATGCCAACACACATTGGAGCGAACTACTGGCCAATACCATGGGCTATGAGCTTGTTAATTTTGCACGACAGGGTATTAGTAATGCTGCGATACGTGTACAAATAGATGAAGCAATAGCCCAACATGCTGACTATGTTTGTATTGGATTTACAACTGAGGATCGTATTGAACTCCCATTGGGCAAGTTCCAAAAGGTAAAGGATGGTAGTCCCAATCATACTGCATATATGGATAAGCGCAATGGTTGGCGGCATGAGCGTGGTCTACAAAACTTCAATTACGGTAATCGACATCCATACACAATGATATCCGAGACAATTTTTAGTATAATTGACAAGCTTCCTCACAATTACAGAGTTGCGGAAGTGTCTGAAAACATTAGATTGGCAGTGGAAGGATACGCTGCTTTTATGTATGATGCTCACTGGAAAAAGCAACTGGACCGCTGGGTTATTAACAGCGGGCTATGGAAGTTGCACGACCTGGGCATCCCATTCCTATATAATCCCTGGACAAATGTTACTCCAGTTGATATGAATTTTGATATGCCTGATTGGTTTCAAAAGCAATACTTTGTGTCAGGCAACATAGGCTTCGGCATCATGTGTGATCGCTATCCACATACTCCTGACATTGGTTATCATACTAGCCCTCAAGGGCAACAAGCAATAGCAAACGGCTATTGGCATTTTATACAGAATCAAAGGAATAATAATGAGAATTTTAACAGTTGAAAACACCGTATTTGAAATGACACAGTTGCCTGATGAGGTAACTGATCTACGATTCTGTGTACTTGATAACAGCAATCCAGTTGATCCAGACTACTTCTTCCTACCACTTGTATTTCTTGAATCATTTAATGACCCCGCACTTGTGCTAAGAATTGGTCCACATACTATTAAAATGCCTTACAACTGGCGAATTCTTATTGGAGAAGCAGAGATCGGCGACCTAGAAGCATTACCACTTACCAAGCTGAACGATAGAGGATTCGAAGCATTTACATTTAATCCACTCAAGAGTTTTAGGGCACAGTTCTACCCAATTGAGATCGTGGATGTCTATCAGGATGTGCGTTGGTTCTTCCCCAAGTTAAGGAACGGACAGTTACTCTGTGTACCAATCAGCAGTGGTCCTAATCCAGTGTGCGCTTATTTTGTTAAAGACATCAGCAGAGCCAGCGAATTCATTGACATTCAGAAGATTGTCTAGTATAATAAGACATGGCTCAGGAATCAAATCTCAGTGTAATGCTAAAAGCAATTGATCACAAGAAGCGTGATTACTTTGATCAATTGCCCGATGACTTAAAGAAGAAGCACAGTAGCTTTTTAGCTCTGCGTTGGGCAAGTACTATTCATGGCACAGGTGACCTGCCCAAGTATTATGTGTTAAGCACCAACCAGCAGGTTAACAAGCATTTTTGGAGTTTAAACAAACATCCCAAGCTACAGTGGTTGCTAACCAGTTGTATCAGTCCAAACATGGGTAGTTATAGGCATGAGTACATTCCCTTTAAGAGCAAGCAGGCAAAGAACAAGCGAGCTCAATTAATTGCGGAGTTGTATCCCACAATGAAAATGGCTGAAGCTGAGATGTTGGATGCAATGACAACTGACGCGGAGCTTGAACAAATTCTTGTCGATAGGGGTTGGCAGGACAAAGAGATCAAAAAGACAATGAAGGAAGTTGGTAATGACAATTAAGGCTGTTAGAATAGATCCAACAATTGGTTATGGTAATACCAATGACACATTTGGTGGTCAGGAAATACACATCATGGCTACTCCAGAATTAACAAAGTTGATGCAATGGTGGCAAAAGTGGGGACCTGTCTTTGATGATAACAGTGCAACGGTTCAGGATGCATTGGTTCAAGCTAGGGTATTGCATGAACTAGCAAAGGAACAGAGTACTCAACCAAACACTTATAGTTGGACTGAAACAACTCTATGAAGGTAGACATGTCAAGCTTGATTGCAGAAGCAGTGGCTAACGCAAAAGAGGGTGATCACAGGTGTATGTATTGTGGTAAGGGATTTATTCGTGAGAGTACCCTTACAGCACATCAATGTGAACCCAAGCGTAGAGCACAGCAAAAGACTGAAGTGGGAGTTAACCTTGCTTATCAAGCATGGTTGCGTTTCTTTGAATTAAGTCAGGGCAGTGCCAAGCTAAAGACATATGATGACTTTTGTAAGAGTCAATTCTATGCGGGCTTTGTCAAGTTTGGAAGATATTGCCATAGCATACGTGCTATTAATGCAACACGCTTTATTGACCACGTGATCAAGAACAATATCAAGCTGGATCATTGGTGCAAGGAAAAAGTTTATGATATATATCTGTTGCAGTTGCTAACAACAGAAGCAGCTGAAGATGCTCTTGCTCGTGGCATTGAACATATGCAGGAGTGGTCTGAATCAACAGGAGAACCATTCAATGATTACTTCAAAAGCATTTCATCCAACAGACTCGTCAGTGATATTAGAAACGGTCGCATCAGTTCTTGGTGTTTGTATTGCTGCGACACTGGTGTTATGGCTCTGGCTGAGTTGAATCCCGAACAGATTACTTTAATTTGGCCATACATAGACAGTGATGTCTGGCAAAAGAAACTCAAAGACTATCCTGCTGATGCGGAGATGGCAAAGTATATTCTAAAAGAGGCAGGACTATGAATTACGGTGGTATTAATGCAGACCCTGTTCCCAACCAGAGGTGGGGAAAGTGGCAAACTGAATTTTTATGGAGACCAAAGCGTATAGACAATAAATGGTATTGGATGCGTCGTATACATTATAGATTTCGTATGATATCATGGGCTCCGGGTATTGGTGAAGAAAATTACGAATTTCAATATGCCGTGGATCTATTTGATTTAATGCAGAAAGACTCACAGTGAAAAAGTTTAGTGCTGATATTGATATTGATTTTGCTGATAGAGAAGCAGTGCTCAATGTCATCAAACATGTTCCAGCAGCCATACATCGTAATGGTAGTTGGGGCAAGCACAATACTGGAGTTTATGTCAATCCCATTCCGGCTGATCCCTTTACTCATATTGCCAATATTGATTATGAGACAGCCGAGGACATGGGATATATTAAGCTGGACTTATTAAATGTTCATGTCTATAGTCAGGTAAGGAGTGAAGATCATTTAAATGAGCTCATTGCTCAAGAGCCACTGTGGGATATGCTGGAGCATCGTGAGTTTGTTGAGCATGTAATCCATATAGGAAAGCATTATGATCTAATTCGCAAGATGCCTGAGCCTATTAACTCCGTTGCTCGTATGGCAATGTTTATTGCATTGATTAGACCGGGCAAGCGACACTTGGTTGGCCTACCATGGCGTGATGTTGCAAAGACTGTATGGGAGAAAACTGAGGACGGATATGCATTCAAGCAATCACATAGTGTTGCCTACGCACAATTAGTCGCAGTTCATATGAACTTGTTAACCCAAGCGGCGAACTAGCTGTACCACACGACGCTTCGTGCGTTTATTAGCTAGATTAGCAAGACAAACAACATGACCCTGTTGCTCTTTAATGTCCTTAACATTGAGAGTAACCAAACTGTATCTAAATTCACTCCAAGTATGCTTTAAAAAAATATTGATGGGAATGGATCTATTGCTTTCCCACCACCAAACATCTGCTTGTTCTAAAAATCTACGTTTATGTTCCTCTGTCTTTAACTTGTTAAAGGCATATATGCTAATGATGTCGCCATCAAAATTCTGTATTACACCTACGTAATCACTGTGAGTGTACTTTATGAAACTTAAAAATGGGTAATTTTCCAACAGTTCTTTTAAACTTAATGACATAAATATTCTAAGACGGGGTTTAAAGTGCAAATCATCTCAGGATATTTATATAACCAAAACATGGACGCGGTAATATTTCTTGACTCAGTCATCAATAGGGAGAACACCTTAGTGTATGCTAAACCTCTACAGATCTATAAAGGGATAGATAACAAGATTAAACTATTGATCAAGAATCAAGATCAGAAATTGCAGAATCTAACAGATGGTTATATTATTTTTAATCTAATGGACAGTGCTACTCGTGAGCTAATTCTTTCAAGACGAGCAATGATCACAACAGACAAGCGCGGTACAGCTTATGTTAACCTTGCCAATATGGATCTAATGGACTTAACGGCGGGCATTTACAATTATAGCCTACAGTATACAACTGGTGAGAACGAGCAGCGTGTAATTTATAGTGATGATCAATACAATGCTCAGGGACAAGCTCGTATAGTTGATGGAGTATATCCAAATTTTGTTCCCAGCTTGGAACCACGCCTTGGTCCGTTTAACAATAATAATCCAAATACAGGTGGATTTTATGCTGATGCATCGACTGTAATTTCAGATGTTATGGAAGTTAAAGCACGATCAATTGCTCAAACTGTACAATACAACTGCTCTGGATTTACTGGTACTGTGTGGATTGAAGGCAGTATGAGCTCAACAATAACGTCATATCCAACTGATTGGTTTACTATCAATGATAGGCAATTCATTGGTTACACTGGTAGCATATTTGATAATTTTAATGGTAGATTTAGTTTAATCCGTTTTAAAATTCATACCGAGAGTGGCACACTCGATAAAATTCTTTACCGTCCATAATAAACATGCTATAATAAAGTATGTTTGATATCCAACATGAGATTGTTTCAGCATGGACTCTTAGGCGTAAGGCCAAGAGTGCTGCGTCTGGTTGGATTAGCGCAAATGCTGCCTGCTGTCATCACAATGGACAATCTCCCGACACTAGAGGGCGTGGTGGGATGTTACCCAGCAGGGCAGGCAGCGTCAGTTATCATTGTTTTAACTGCGGATTTACTGCAAATTGGCAACCTGGTAGGCGTATTAATCTCAAGATGCGAAAGCTATTGGGATGGATGGGTGTCAGTGAAGATGATATTCGTCGTATTAGTCTATTCGCCCTGGGACAAATTGATACCAGTCAAGAAATTAAAAAGGAAGCAATTAAAGAACTTCCAAAATTTGAATGTAAAGAAGCATGTCCCGGGCAAGAACTACTTGATTGGTTTGTCAATGCAGATGCAACGGCTGAAGATCTAGCGCAAGCAGAGGCAATGGTAAGTTACTTGGATTCACGTGGGCTTGGTGACAAACTAGAGTATTTTAAATGGCATAATGATACAACTACTCATATGTATAATCGTGTATTGATACCATTTACATGGTTGGGGCAACCAATGGGATATAGTGGACGTAGCATTGTGCAAACCAAGCGCAAATACTATACTGAGCATCCACCACATTTTGTTTACAACTATGATAAGCAGCAGCAGGATGCCAAGTTTTGTTTAGTAGTTGAGGGTGCATTTGATGCCATTGCTGTTGATGGGTTGGCTATTCTAACTAATGAGTGCAATGAATCACAGGCTATGATTGTTGATAGTCTTAATAGGGAAGTCATTGTTATACCCGACAGGGATAAGGCAGGTATGACATTGGTTAATGATGCCATGGAATATGGATGGAATGTGGCATTTCCAGACTGGGAAAAGGATATAAAGGACTGCTCTGATGCAGTACAACGATATGGACAGTTGTTTACAATGAAAACAATATTGAACAGTGTGGAAAACAGTAACTTAAAGATTCAATTAATGAGTCGAAGGTGGTTTAATGGAAATTAATTCAATCGATCCTGCACCATCTCCAACTACTCGCCCAACCTTTCTAGTTGATTGGATGGTTACCAAGTACTGCAATCTAAATTGTAGTTACTGCGGGCCATACGATCACGACAACCATAGCCCTCATCCAGAATTTGAGAAAACAAAGAATACAATTGATTTTATCTACGAGTATGTTGATCTATATATGACATATAAACGCGGCTGGCAAAAAGGGTTAGTGCTTAATGTATACGGTGGTGAAAGTTTAATACATCCTGGCATCGTTAATATATTGCGGGAAGTAAAACACCGGCATAAGGCGTATGAAGACAAGTGGCCATTGACAGTGCAGATTACAACCAATGCTGTAATTGGATCAAACACATTGGATAAAGTGTTAGCGTATGTTGATGACTGGACGGTTAGCTTTCATAGTGAGTCATTGCTCAAGCAACGAGAACTTGCATTAAAGAACGTAAAAACTATTCATGACAGTGGCAAAGCTGTCAGATGTATCATTATGATGAACCCTGTTGCTTGGGATATATGTATGGAAGCGGTTGAATATTGTAAGATACACGGCATACGATATACTGCAAAAGCGTTGGATACAGATGGTCCATATAGTACAAACCCCAATAAGGATCTGTACTCGTATAATGACGAACAAATGAGTTTCATCAAAAATCAATGGGTTGACAGCAAGAGTACTACAACTGCCGGTAAACAGCTATTAGTTGATAAGGTTGAAGCAAGTGGGCAAACAATTGCTAGGGATCAGGGCCGAGCCTGCTGTGGTGGGAGAAGCTTGTGTGTTAACCAGGACTTTAAAAATAGAGTCAGTGCGGTGCCACTTTCCACTTTTACCGATTGGTATTGTAGTGTGAATTGGTATTTCCTACATATAAATCAACAAACTGGTGAGATTTATAATAATAAGGATTGTAGGACCAGCTTGTTCAATAAGGTGGAACCAGTTGGGAATCTAAATGATACAGCATCAATTGTTACCCAGCATAGGGAATGGTTGGAGCAGGGTACAATGCCTGTAATCAAATGCATTAAACCCACATGCAATTGTGGAATTTGCGCACCTAAGGCACGAGACATAACTACATTTAAATCAGTTATGAAGAACCATTGGACAGAAGATCGCTGTATAGATGGTTCTATTCTTGATTTCCCCCAACAATGAGTGTATATTAAATAGATGTCAACATCGTATGATACGGGTATACAAAAGCTATTTCTTGAAATGATGATGCAGGATCCACAGAGTTTTGTGCGTGTGCAGAACATCTATAACGTGGATAATTTTGATCGCAGTTTAAAGACTGCCGCTGAGTTCATTAAGACGCATTGTGCCAATCACAATACTATGCCGACATTTGAACAAATCAATGCCGTGTGTAAGACTGATTTACAACCAGCACCCGGATTAAATGAGGATCATTACAATTGGTTCCTTGATGAATTTGAGGGATTTACAAAACAAAAGGAACTTGAAAGAGCTATCCTAAAAGCAGCTGATTTGCTGGAAAAGGGTGACTATTCCCCAGTCGAGAAGTTGATTAAAGATGCAGTACAAATCAGTCTAACTAAAGACATGGGCACTGACTATTTTGCAGACCCAAGAGCAAGACTTATGCGTATTAAAGACAACAATGGGCAAGTATCAACTGGTTGGCTAACCTTAGACAAGCTATTGTATGGTGGATTCAATAGAGGCGAGCTAAACATCTTTGCAGGCGGCTCCGGCAGTGGTAAGTCATTGTTTATGCAGAACATCGCAGTTAATTGGATGCTGCTGGGGCTTAATGGTGTTTACATTACACTGGAACTCAGTGAAGAGTTAACCAGTATGCGTATTGACAGTATGCTTGCCAATATTAGCAGCAAGGATATCTTTAAGGAAATTGATGCTGTTGATATGAAGATTCGCATGGTTGGTAAGAAAGCAGGCAACTTGCAAATTAAGTATATGCCAGCTCAAAGTACAGTAAACGACATCCGTGCCTATCTTAAAGAACTACAGATCAAGACAGGACAAAAGCTGGACTTTGTGATGTTGGATTACATGGATCTATTGATGCCAGTCAGTGCAAAGGTAAGTCCCAGTGATTTGTTCGTCAAGGACAAGTATGTGGCGGAAGAAGTTCGTAACTTGGCTAAAGAGCTACAGATGCTGCTGGTAACAGCAAGTCAGTTGAATCGCAGTGCGGTTGAAGAGATTGAATTTGATCACAGTCACATTAGTGGTGGTATCAGTAAGATCAATACTGCGGATAACTTGTTTGGTATCTTTACCAGCAGAGCAATGCGTGAGCATGGCAGGTATCAGTTGCAGTGTATGAAGACTAGAAGTTCAAGTGGTGTTGGACAAAAGATTGAACTTGAGTTTGATATTGATACATTGCGTATTCGTGATGCTCCTGAATCAGATAATGGCATTAACAAGAAGCCCAGCAACATTATGAGTCAAATTAAGCAAAAGACATCTGTGGCGCCCGCCACTACAGAAGCTCCAGCTGGTAAAATTACTGCTGAAGTTAATAGCAGTAAGCTGAAGCAGATGTTAAACAATATCAAGTCCACTAACTAAAATTAACTGCACTAACATACTGTCTCTTTTTAATTTCAGACAGTATGGACTCTTTATTTTTATAGATCATTTTACCAATATAGATATATCCTGGGCGTAGTCGTGGATCATACTCTTTAAACCCGCGAGATTCAAAGAACTGTCTGTGTTTCCTAAAATAACTAAGACAGTTTTCTCTATTAATCCTGCTTTCAATTGTGTCATTATCACTGAGTGTTACCCTAAAGTCAGCTGAGAAATATTCCCAGGGTTTAAAGGCATCATCATGTATATACTGATCATTGTCCTTCATTAATTCCTCAAGAGTTTTGCCGATCTCAACATAGTTTAGGTATAATCCACCAAATTCATAGCAGTCAGTTAGGTAATCGTAGTCTTTTATGTTTAACTTTTCTGTTTTGGGCAATTGAAAATATGTAACAACAAAGCGTGGTTGATTACTTCTTTGTAAGCTTTCAATACGATGTACACATACATTCAAATCAGCCAAAGCCTGCCTAACTTCAACGCTGGCGTTATTCCAATATACAGTATCTTGTTGATCCAATAGTCCATGATATTCTTCAAAGATGTGGTGCAGATAATTGAGTGTGTCCTGATCCATAATGGAATCTAGATGTCTATCAATTATATGGATGTAACTGTTTATTGTGTTTATATTATTATTAATTTTATCAAGTGCTGCCGCAATTTCATTTGGTTTATCATTGAGACCATAAAATCGTTTTGGGTCATCAATTTGATAATTTTTACGTTGTGCTATAGTGACTAGCTGTTGCCATTTATGGGCAACATCAGTTGGGAATATATTGAAATCCAATACTAACTTATTGTCTTGATTAAGTTGGTCAGATAAAGTAACATGACATTGTGACAGCATATTCATATCTATCATTGACACTGATATACAATAAATAAAATGGGGATACTTTTGCGTAAGACAACTCGTAGTTTATTAGATGAGATTAGTACTATGGTTCCATCTCGCGATCGCAACCTCGTGATCGAGAGTCGTGCCAATCACATCATCAATAGTGCTATAAATTTAATGCAGATGATTAGAGAAACATACGAAGGCGACGACGCCGAAGAACTGGAAAGAAGACTAATTAATAGTATCAGAGGAAAAGATCCCAACAAGTTTATTAGAGGGCTCAGGAGAATTAGAGATGAAGAGCAGTGATATAGTCAATGAAGGCATTTGGGATGATATGAAATCTGGCTACAAAGCCGGCAAGGATGACTATATCAAGCGTCAATATGCTCAAATGCAAGCCGATAAGAAAGCACAGCGAGCAGCAGGAAAAGCAGCACCAGCCCCTGCGGCAGCACCAGCAGGAGCACCTGCTGCACCAGTAAAAGCATCCAGAAATAGAAAACCAGCTGCAACTACGGCTGCACCAACAGTAACGGTGCAGCCGTAGTT